TTTAACATCTACTGGTTTTATAGTTTATGGCAATAATATTTTAAGTAGTGGTAATGCAATCTACGTGGCAATACGCAGAGGCCCACTAGCTCAACCAACCAGTTCAAATAATATTTTTGGTGTTACATATGGTTTTAACGCAGGCACAAATGGCAATACATTTAATACCAATTTCCCAGTAGATATGCATATTTACAATAGCAGAGGAGCAGGATCGCATAGTTATGTTCTTGATAGAATGCGTGGCGAAGGTCAAATGTATAAAACCGACAGTAACAATGCAGAAGCCCATCAAAACTATAACGATCAATTTGATCACATGGATGGTATGCACACGTCAACTGCTTTTAATTATAGTACTTGGATAGGTTGGTCTTGGCGGAGAGCGCCTAGCTATTTTGACATGGTTGGATATACAGGCACAGGAAGTACAAGAACTATAAGCCATAACCTTGGTGTGGCTCCTGAGATGATGTGGATAAAAATGCGGAGCAATACTCAAAATTGGGCTGTGTATCATAAAGATTTAAACGGTGGCACTGATCCAGAAGATTACGCTTTAGGGTTAAACGACGCTTCTGGAGAATTTAATACCGCAACTTATTTTAATGATACAGCGCCAACATCGTCAGTTTTTACTGTAGCAAATGGAAATCCAGTAAATGGTTCTGGAGAAACCTATATGGCCTACCTTTTCGCTACCGTAGCAGGTGTATCGAAGGTGGGCAGCTATACTGGAACAGGTTCTGATGGAAACAATATTGATTGTGGTTTCACCAGTGGCGTGAGGTTTGTTCTTATTAAGAGAAGGGATAGCTCTGGCGATTGGACAGTATTTGATAGTGTAAGAGGTATTGTTGCAGGTAATGATCCTTATTTACGTTTTAATCTCACAAGCGCAGAGGAAACAGGATATGATGTTCTTGATCCATACGCATCAGGTTTTACCATTAATAATCAAGCCTCGCTTAATTTATCAGGTGCAACTTACATCTTCTACGCTATTGCAACATAAAGGAGTTTAGTCATGGGACTAATAAGAATAAGAGAAACAGGCGAGGTGGTGACGGAAATAACCTTCCGAACCATGCACAAAAAAACTCGTCCTGTCTTAGAGCCAACGCTTACCAAAGAAAGACTAGATGGTCTGGGCGCAGATGCTGTGATGGAAAGTGCTCAAGCTAAAATTACCTTGCCTTACGAGTTTAGTTTTATGTCTGGTGTAGAAAAAGATTCTGACGGAAACTGGATGACGGTTAATTCTGTTGGGCCAGTGTTTACAGAATACACGGACGATGATGGTAAGGTGCAAACAGTTGACGCACAAACCACCGCATATCGTGCTCGTATTGATGCCAAAGCAGCAGAAATCGCAAGAGATGCTCGAACAGCACTGCTTAAAGATTCTGATTGGACACAAATGGCTGACACCGCTTTGAGTACAGAAAAGAAAGCGGAGTGGGTCACATACCGTAAAGCACTCAGAGACTTGCCAACTGCATCAGGATGGCCTCATACTCACACTTTGCCAACAAAGCCTGAATAATGCCGAAAGATACAACACAAGAAGTAGCACTTACTACGCCCGACATAAACATTCAGCTTCCACAAGCGAAGCCTGAGTATAAGTCTATGTTGGCTAATATACAGGAAAAAGCTCCTGCAATCGCAAAGGCATCTAGTAACTTTTACAAGTCACACTCTCAGATGATGAGCGTTACACTCGATGTTACGGCTATTACTCCTATCCGTTCTATTAAGCATAGCCTTGCTGAGATTGAAAAGACTAAGGCAGCGTTGCAAGAGGGCTACTTCAAGATGAAGAAAGACGAAGTAAAACTCAAGAAGCTAGAGCGTAAGCTAGAAACAGAGACAGATGATCTTGAGCGTGAAATGCTTGAGGTAAAGATTAACGAAAAGCAGGCGCAGGCGGCAAGCTCTCGTGGCTATGTAGAAGGTGCAGTAAGAAAGCTAAACTTCTTTACCAATCAGTATGACAACCTGATGAAGAAGATCGGTAAGGATGAGCTTACCGAAGAAGACTATGAGTTAGAAGAAATTAAGTACCACATTATGACTTGTATGAAGCAGGCATTGAACGCAGCTAGAAGTCGTAACGGTCAGATAGATGAGGGCAACCTTATTTATATCTTTGATCTAGGCATCAACGCAGCGCAAGCACAGGCAGAAGTTTTCTCATACTTGCAGTGGGAAAACTCTATTATCAAAGAAGGTAAAGCCCCAGAGCATCAACACACAGTGCAGTGGTTGGAGGCTTGTGCAGAAAAGTGGGCGCACTGCCCAACAGACTTTGCAAACAGTCGTGGTTTTGATATCATGGACAGAACATCTTTGACTAACACTCCACAGCTAGAGGACAAGACAGATGGCGCATAAAGTAGTTAAGTATAGGCTTGAATCAGACGGCACGATACCAACTTGGTTAAAGTTTGGGGTATCACAGTCAACAGGCGGTATGTATCCAGTTGCAGATAGCGGCACTGCTAGTCCACAAGATTGGATTATGATCGGTATATCAGACGATGGCGCAGATATATCAGGTGCGATAGAAGAAGTAACTTCTCAGTCTAATTTACAAACATATCTTGCGGCACAGGCATCAGCAAATAATTGGACAGACCCTGCTCCAACAGATGAAGATCCAGATGCAACAACTGCTTTTGACGCCGCTGCACATGCAAAACGTGTTTGGGATGATTTGACTGCACTTAATGGATAAGTTCAATTGAACTAATTAGGATAGTGAAATGCCATTACAAAAACTTCAGTTTCGCCCAGGTGTCAATCGAGAGACTACCTCTTACACCAATGAAGGCGGTTGGTTTGACGTAGACAAGGTGCGTTTTCGTTTTGGTATGCCTGAGAAGATTGGTGGGTGGCAGAAGTTTACGCCTGCATCATATTTAGGTACAGCAAGGGCAATGCACCCTTGGGTTGGCTTAGATAACAGCCGATTGATAGGTATTGGCACAGCCCTTAAATACTATATCAATCAAGATAGTGGGCTGTTTAATGATGTTACCCCCATAAGAAGCACAACATCAGCAGGAGATGTAACCTTTTCTGCTACTAACGGTTCGTCAGTAATTACTGTAACAGACACAGCGCACGGTGCAGTGGTTAATGATTTTGTAACATTTAGTGGGGCTGCAAGTCTGGGTGGTAATATAACTGCTGCGGTATTAAACCAAGAGTACAACATAACAGAAATAGTAAACGCTAATAGCTACAAGATTTCTGCTCGTGCCGCAGGTACAACTATAGCTAGTATAACTGTAAATGGAGCTTTGGCTCCTTCTCTTGTTAACGCAAGTGGATCAGACTCAGGAAACGGTGGCAGTTCTACAGTGGGAACTTATCAGGTAAGTGTTGGGCTAGATACAACCGCAACAGGTGCAGGTTGGGGCGTTGGTACTTGGGGGCGTAACGGTTGGGGTCAGGCAGCTACTACGCCGATTGTTACAAACACTTTGCGTATCTGGTCACATGACAACTTTGGTGAAGACCTTCTTATCAACGTGCGTAATGGCGGTATATATTATTGGGACAAAACGAGTGGTCTCAGTGCTAGAGCAGTAAGCTTGGACTCTCTTTCAGGATCTACTACTGCGCCTACAATTGCTAAACAGATTATGGTTTCTGACAGAGACAGGCACATCATAGCGTTTGGCTGTGATTCAGAACTTAATCCTGGGGTGCAAGATCCTTTGTTAATACGTTTTTCGTCTCAAGAGTCTTTGACTGACTGGGCAACGAGGCCAGATAATACAGCAGGAGAACTTAAAATAGGTTCTGGTTCTGAGATAGTCGCAGCCGTGGAAACAAGGCAGCAGATCTTGGTGTACACTGACGAGTCTCTCTATGCTATGCAGTTCTTAGGGCCACCGTTTACATTTGGTGTAAACTTAGTTTCAGAAAATACTACAATAATGGGGCCGTTATCTGCTGTAGCTGTAGAAGACAACGTGTTCTGGATGGGTCTAAAAGAGTTCTACTCTTATGGCGGTACAGTGCAGCGTTTACCATGTACGGTTCGAGACTTTGTATTTGATGACTTCAATCTCCTGCAAAGAGAGAAAGTTGTGGCTGCAACTAATACAGCGTTTTCTGAGATATGGTGGTTTTATCCATCAGAATCTAGTGACACAAATGATAGATATGTAGTTTACAATTACGAACAACAGGTTTGGTATTATGGTGCACTTGCAAGAAGCTATTGGATGGATCGTGGGATCTTCGACAACCCTATTGCAGCAGGGCCAAACAACTATCTCTATACTCAAGAGTCTGGATTTGATGACGATGGGTCTGCATTTACTGCATATATTGAATCAAGCCAAATGGACATAGGAGATGGAGAGCAGTTTGCTTTTATCAAACGCATGATACCTGATCTAACCTTTCGAGGATCTACAGCGGGTAGTCCATCGGCTAATTTAACAGTAAAAACCAGAAACTTTCCTGGGGGTAATTACTTACATACAACAGCTAGTGCCATAACAAAGTCTGCATCTGTACCTGTAGAACAGTTTACAGATCAAGTTCATCTACGATTGCGTGGGCGTAGTTTTGCAATGCGTATTGAGTCTACAGCTTCTGGAGTTGGTTGGAGATTAGGTTCTCCAAGACTTGATATACGCCCTGATGGGAGGAGGTAGTGTCTAGAAATCTTATTCTGCCCTTCTTTGCCGTACCACCAACGCAGTATGAGCAGCAATATTTTGCTAACCTGACAAGAAGTTTTGCTGTATATATGGAACAGCAACAAAATCCAGGAGAGGAAAGGGCTACAAGACTTACATTAACAGACCTACAAACTGATGATTCAGGTTTAGAAAATGGAGCATTGTTTCAACA